TTTCATAGTTTCTCCTTATACTATCTTTTTGGACCTTTCAATATCTCTACATCTGCCATTTTGAACAAATCGTTCTGCATTTTAGCTGTTTGAGACATTGCTTGCTTTGTTAATGATGTACTCGCTCGTAAATTTGCTAATTCTTCGTTCTGTTCGAGCTTTTCATCAAACTGTTGTTGACCCATAAGCTGTTTTGATCGGTCTAAATTAATTTTTTCCTGATCTTGCTCACGTTTCATGCTTTCATTGAGCGCTCTTAGGTCTAATTCTCTTGCTTTTAGTTGTGCAATAGGGTCATTTCCAAATGCACCCATAATTTCTTGCTCTTCTTGTCTAAATTCTCTCATCATTTCAGCAATTAATTTAGATTTTCTAGATTCCATTTGTGTTGTGACCGTTAAAATCTGTTGTTGCACTTGTGGATCTTGTTGCAACTGCGGATTTATCTGCATAGCTTGTTGTAATTGTGTAATCTGTTGTAACTCAGTTGCAAATTCTAACTCTAATTGCTCTTGTGCCATCAAAGAAATGTGTTCAAAAATATTTTTTTCTAATGCTGCAGTTATAACTGGATTATTTTTTGCCATATTCATAGCCATAAAGTTTAAGTGAGCTGTGATGTGAGCTCTATGGTCTTGACCTTTGAATGCTTGAAAAGGTTTTCCTGTCATTGCCATAATATTTTCTGCTGCAGGATCCATCGGCATAGGTTGTTGTGGCGGTGGTAAAATTGAATCTATGTTTTTTACAC